TTAGGCTCTATTTTTATTAAATTATTTATCAATTTATTTTGTTGTGTTAATACCTTACTTATATATTTTTGTTCGTCATATTTGTGTATGTATTTTAAATATATTACTTTTGTTAGTTTATGGTTTAACTTGGATTGTAAGGTCTTGAGAACTTGTTTGTCCAATGGATTTTGTAAATTATGTAACTTTTCAAAGAGTGAATTTATCGTTTCTTGCACATCGTTTATTATTATATTTAAGTAATAGTCACTCTGTTGAGCTAATTTGGCTGTTTGATACAAACTAGTACATTGTGTATTATATTTCTTTTGATAGTTTTCTTGTATCTTTTGTTTTATATCAACTTGTATTCCTTTAACTAAATTATTGTTTACTGTTTTCCCGTTATTTATGAGTTGTTGATTTTGCCCTGATTCTAATTTCTCGGCATGTGTACTAGTTACTATATTGTCATGTTGGTATCCATTGGTTGCTGTGCTTTTTATATTATTATTTTTATTTTTAATTTTTAAATTATTTTTATTTTTATTTATTTTATTTTTATTTTTATTTTTAAGTAATCTTGAGTCGTCAATATAATCTATTATTTGATTTAGAGATACTTTTTTAATTTTGGATTTGTTATTTCGTCTATGTTCTTTTGTATTTTGATTATTTTTCCTTCTATTAATTTTGTTAATTTTGGGTTGCATAGTGCTTTGTTGTGCCCCATAGCGGACTTGAAATATTCTATTCCTATTTCGTTTTCTATCTGTTGATTAACGAAGTCAGCTTGTTGTTTTGTTAAAAATCTAGTTCTTTGTTCTTGTATGTACTTCATAGTATCCCAGTATTCACCTTGTATTTGATAAAATTGTCTTCTATATTTCACTCCATATAATAATTGGTATTCTGGTGTCTCAGCATAACGTGGGTCATATTGTTGTATTGTTTTCCTTGCCTCTACTGTCTTGGCTTCTACCGTTGTTAAACATATTTTTAATATATCAAAATTATTTTCTGCGTATTTTATTGCTTGTTGCTCAAATAATTCTGCTGCTGTTTCGAAAATTTTTATGCCTTTATATGCTATTCGTAATGCCAATGCCTGTTGTAAAAAATACTCTATTCGTTGTTTTCTAGTCATATTTTTAATTTTCCTAGCGTACTTACCTTCTACTAATAATTTATGTGGATTCCTCATTAGTGTTACTTGATTGAAATCTGGGGTTATAGCGAATGCTCTTAATGAACAAAAAGTTAAATCAACTGTAGTTCCGATGTCTAACATTTTTAGAACTTGACCCAATCCATACACTTTGTTTTCTGATTTGTCTAAGAAGTATTTGTAATATAATTTCCTTATAAATACATCTGTTACGTACGGTTTGTAAAATACTGTGAAATCATCCCCTTTTGATATTACTATATAATCTTTACCGTACTCTAATCCTGCTTTCTCATTCACATATAGG